GGTCCTACGAAGTACGGAATTACCCTTAAGATGTGGACTAATTTTACCGGGCTTCCGGCTCTTTCTTCCGACATTGAGGCTTTAACGCTTTTTCAGGTAAAGCCTTTTTACCAAATGGAATACTGGCAGCCGCTTGGTTGCGACAGGATTTCAGATCCCGCCGAAGCAATTGCAATTTTCGATATGGGCGTCCTATTCGGCGTTCAGACGATCATTTTTATGGTGCAGCAAGCGATTAATCTTTGCGGCGGCCAGGTTGGCGTTGACGGCATCATGGGGACGGAAACGTTAGCAGCGTTACGGCAACTAACTCGAGAAAACTTCCTTTTGGCGTTCCACCAAATTTTAATGCACCGAATAGAAAACATCATCAAGAAAAACCCCAAGGTCTCGCGCTTTCGCGGGGGTTGGGTCAATCGCGTCGACCGACTCTTGACTCTAGACGGCGCGGCAGCGTTTAATATAACGACTACCTAAATTTCTCGCGACAAAATTGAAGGAAAATCAAAACATGAAACTAATTTTGGGTTTTCTCGCGGTCCTCACTTTAAGCGTGTATGCCGAGGGCTTAATGGTGGGGGTTCCCGTAGGTTCCGCGATCGTAACTCCGGCGCCGGCAAACACCACCAAGCTTGATGTGGTCGGACTATCGACGGAGCAAAAAGCGGTCGCCGTGCTTGAGCCCGCGGCCCCGCCGGAATGGGCGCAAGAGCTCATTGCCGCAGCCGAAAAATTGCCGGTCGTAGGCCCCATTGTTTCGAAGGTTTTAGTTTGGGTTGGGATCTTGGCGGGGATTACGACTACCTTGGTGGGGACTTTACTTGGCATCATCAATACCCTAATGGGGGTAGCTAATCTTTCCGGGCTTGCCAGTGCTGCCGCGGCCCTTGCGAATTTTCGAGACGGAAAAATAATGTATTGGCTTAAGTTTTTCAGCCTTTTCAACGCGAAAAAACCCGAACCCACGGTGAATTCATGATTCAAGCCTTCATTGCTTTTTTGCAGGCGCTTCCCGAACTTTTGAAACTCATTCAAACGCTTCAGGCGCGCATCGACGAAGCGGCGTTAAACCGCAAGGTCGCTGACGACGTCAAGGCTATCAATGAGGCTTTTCAATCAAAAGACCCGGCAAAACTCAATGCGCTATTTCGTACTTAGTCTTTTTCTTTTTACAGGCTGTAACTCGAAGCCTTCCATACCGGTTGATCTGGAATGGTCGTTTTACGCTATACCCGGGGAAGAAAGTAAAGCGTGCTTATCTGAATCGGACGTCGTAAAACTAAAAGAGGCGCTTGACCGTTGTCAGGCCGCGACAAAGGGGAATTAAATGCTGGCACCCGCCGGAGTACCAATCGCTTTTTCAGCTTATTTTGCAGGGGCAACCCCGGGCTTTACCGCAATGGTGGTGTATGACGTGACGACCAATACGCCTACCATTGCGCAAGCGGCTGCGGTAATGACCAATTTCGGTGGTAGTTTTTTTACGAGTAAATTTACACCAACTGCGGGGAAGGCCTACGCGGTAATTTTGGCCGTTTATTTAGACGGCACTTTTGCGAGTCTTAATACCTCTTACACGCCGGTAGTTGAATCTATCAACGCGCAATATCTGACGCCGCCTGTTTCAAGCGTCGTCGGTCTTGTAAACTGCTCCGGGGGAACTTAATTTATGCCGCCCGCATCAACGTTTGAAATTTTCCAAGGCGACTCAAAGACGATGTTTTTACTTATCGCCCAAGGTTACTCGGGCGGTGCAATTCCCATTGACCTTAGTAGCTGTACTGAAATCGTCGTCAATCTCCCCAACCAAGACGGTACTGTTTCGCAACTTAAACTTTCTCTTTCGCAGGTAGCAATAACGTCGCCTGCGGTCTTGGGGCAATTCTCGGTACCGATATCGTCGGTACTTTCGGCGTTACTAAACGTCGGGGAATTTCAGCCGGTGGATGTGACTTTTACTTTTACAAGCCCGCCGCAGGTATTTACCGTCCGATTTGAAAATGCTTTATCTGTTTTCGAGGTGTGAGACGCAAAAGAAGATTAGAAAAAATCGGCTTTAGACTCAAGTGCTCGTTCGTAGGCGTAATTGATTTCAGCCATTCTTTGGTGGGAACCACCGGCTTTATCGGGATGAAATTTTCCGGCGAGTCGGTCTCTTGCGGCTTTGATCTCTTCGACCGTCGCCTCTTTATCGACTTCGAGTATATCCCACCATGACGGAGTTTTCATCGGCGCGGGAAGGGCCGTAAATCCCGAAAAGGCGCGTTCCAACATATCGGAAGCGCCCCAACGTTCAATTCCTCGAATAGCGTTAATCGTCTTTGCGGTCGCCCAAATATTATCATAGACGTCATCCCAACGGTCGCAGGCGAAGACCATCGGGCGATCTTTGTAATTAAAATAGACCGCGATACCTGCGTCTTCCAAAGCGGATTGATTCGCATACGGAATTCCGTCGAGTCGAAGCCGGATATTGGTGGAAAGAACGATATTTTTTGCGCCCATCCGATAGAGCTCGTTAAATAAAGAATCGCGGGCGATGCCCGGGCTTACGCGAAACACACTACTACGGGGGATTTTAGTTCTTGCCCAACCCGCTGGCCAACAAAGAGGATACGCCTCGATCTTTTTCTTTCATCATGCAACGCCTTTCATCACCAAAAAGGACTCGACGAAATCGCGTGTCGGGCATGGGTCAAGTTCGGCGGCCGCCCACTTTAGATAGCGCTCGCCACCGTCCTCGTCGTAAAAGATGCTTTCAATCGTCCGTCCTTTAAACCGGCCGAAAGGCATTTTGAATTTTCCGCATTCGCATGCAACGTGGTTTTTGCCGCAAGTTTTTGCGTGGACGGTCATTCCTTTTCGGCCTCATAAAGAGATTTCGAGTCGCAGACGCAAGTAAAAGAGTTATCTTTCGAATTGTAAGTTAACCCGGTCGTGAATCTATCTTTCGGAGCACAAAGTTTTGCGCAATGTCGGTACGCATCTAAGGTACAGCCCGAAAGAAATAGCAGTGCCAAAAATACTATCCTCATTTTCGGTACCTCGGACCTTTCCAACCTTTCGCCTCAAGGGGTAAACCTTCCGCCCATGGTGGGGCATCCGTCATTATCCGGGTGAATTCTTCTAAGTCGCCTTTGCCAATTTCTTTTTCGCAAATGCCCTCGTCGTGGACCGTTAAGAGCGCTTGATACCCGGCATCTTCCAAGTTAACGATCCCATGCATCATCAGATCGCGAGCAACCGCTTGAACAATATTTTCGGTCAGCGTACCGCCCCAAGTGCGCTCGATACCCCATTTTTTAGTTTTCGAGTTCACCGCCCAAAATTCCAAGGTCTTGCGGGGCCCGTACTCCGATTCGCGCCAAGAAATCTGCGGCTCGCGGTATGCCAAGTGTCGCCCGGACGGAAGGGTTACCCATAGAAAGCTTTCTTCAAAAACGAAATTGCATTTGCCGGCTTTCATTGCACTATTAGGGCCCGCTTCGACCGCTGCGATCGCGGCCCCTTCGTATTCCTTCCAAAGACAGGGTACCTCGGGGTAGGTGTTTCGGTAGTTGGCGACCGCTTCGATAGCTTGCGCGTCAGTTAACACAAGGCGGTACATATCCCACGCCGTTTGCTTAAACTTCGCAGCGCCCATCCCGAACCCGCAGCCTAATACCTGCGCCTTTCCAAGTTGCCGATCGTCACCCTCGTCGGCGATATCTTGGTACTTACGGCCGGTGTTTACGGCAGCTTGGTCTTTGTAGGGGTCAAGGCCAGCCCTAAGAATTTTTAGCCCGCGTGCGCAGTCCGCTAACCACCAAAGAACGGCAACCTCGACCTTTGAAAAGTCAGCTACGAATAGCTCTTTTCCTTCAGACGGAATGATCATATTGCGCAGTATCGAAGAAAAAAGAATCGCGAGTGACTCACCATAGAGAACGCGAAGCAAATCGGCGTCGCATTCAATGACGTTCTCGACCGCGGCGTAGGGGCGCTTTTTATCTACTCTGATGAGGCCTCGAGGGAAGTTATGGGGTTGAACCCCGGTACCCGTATCGCGGCCCGTCGACGCGCCGTGATACATCAGGATATCGCGTACGCGGTGATCGGCACCCGCGCGATGAAGAAACGACTGGTACTTACGGGTTGACGTCTTTGAAAGCGCTTTTCTTATTTCCAAAAGCCTGCGCATATCCTCGGACAGGTCAAAGCCTTTAAGTTTATCGTCGACCGTCTTTGCACGAAGATCGGGCAATTCAATTCCTTCGAGCGCCAGAAACTCAAGAATCGACTGACGGGCCCCGGGCTTTCGGACTAACCCCATGGTGAGGGTATCCAATTCCTTTAGCTTGCGGCTTTCTTCCTCTTCCATTATTGCGACGATCTTAGTGACGGTCGGGATATCAACGCGAAGGCCGCGCCAGTTCAGCGTTTGATTCAACTGCCAAACTTTGAGCTCGCTTTCATTTAGGTCGGGTAGGGCTTCGTCTAATTCCTCTTCGCTTTTTGCGTCAATCCGGCAGTAATGATAAAGCGTGTCAAAAACTTGAGGCGCATCTTCGGGATCGAGAAATACCTTTGGTTCGGGGCCGACTGCGACCGCACGTAATTTATCGGTAACCCGGGCGCCCGCGGCAAGCCGGTCATTAATGTCTTTCCACCTTTTCCAGGTTTTCGTCGGTTTGCAGGTTTGCATCATCGCCGAATAGCCTTGACGGTCTTTTTGAATACGAAGTTTCATCGCCTCGCCCGCGCCCTCAAGGTTTCGGGGAAGGGCGCACGCAGCCGCTTTCGCCGCGGTACAGCGGTAAAGTTCAAAAGGGATCATCGGCCAGCCGTAACGCCTCACCATGATATTGGTGTAAATGCACCTTTCGAAAAAAGCGTTATGGGCGGAAAAGAGGTAATGAAGGTCAATCGCTTTTTGCCACATAAAACGAAACTGCGAATCGACGAGTAACCACCTTCGGTTTACCTCTTTAAAATCGAGGAACGCTTGCCAAACTTTCGGAGACAAACGAACCGCAAGACACGTCGGCTGCGTCGATGGGTCTAAAGAATATTTGTAAGCGCCTTCCTTTTTTAAGTCGGAAAGGCTTCGCATTTCAAAGTCGAAAGTGATTCTCGGGGTCATTCAAGGTCTCTCGCCGCAGAAACGGCACACTTCAACAATAGTCTTATCTTCTTTTATTTCGGACACCAAAAAATCATGAACGCAATGGTGTTTTTGCTGTTCGATGATCCAGTGCTCAAATCTCGCGCATCGCCGACAAAGCTTTAATATTTTAGATTCCGGCGGCGGTCCCTGAAGATTCATAAAATCGTGGTCGCACGTTTCCCATCGTTCAGGACCCATATCATTCGGGCGACGCGGGTTTTCTTTTTCCAGTTCCAAACGCCGGCGAATATACCAAATTGCCTTTTCCAAATCCTGGACCAATTTGGTGGGGTCTTTCTTTCCGGCGCGCGAAATATATTTGACGGCGTTTCCTAAGTGAAACCCAAGTTTTTGGTCCTCGATAAATTCGATAACCTCGATTTTGCCGCTATTATAGTGCGTGGGATGATTAACGTCGTCTTTCAAGGAAACCTCTTTTCCGCTTCCAATCGAAATACCCTCGCCGAGTCCCAAGCGGCAATTGCCGTACTTTCCTTAGTAAATCCTTCAGCGCCTCGAGCGATAAACCGAGTCAACTGCGCAAAGACCTCAATCGCGCACGTTTCTTCGAGTTTATCGAACCTCGCTTTACGAAGTTTCATCGTGCATTCGGCGCACGTCCCTGTTCCGCTGATTTCGTTTTTGCGGCAAAGCGGGCAAAGAACGGTAGGCATTTTTGGTGAGGGTTGTTGCTTCGGCGGCGCTATAGGATGATCGGTACTAAAATGCGCATCGTAATTAGCTTGAGAATTAAATTCTATTCCGCAGCAACGCCACATTTAGTTGACCTCATTTATGGGTTTCCCGTCCGCCCCTAAAATAGGGGGTTTCAGGTACTTCAAAGTAAATTTTTCAAGAACCGTTTTTAGCGCTTCCTCACCAAGGAAGGTTTTTACGTCGTCGAAGGAAAGAAATCCCGCGCCGCCCATAATACGTAAGAGGTGGTCAAGCGGCGGGTCATCGACTCCGGGCGGGACGTAACCCAAAAAGACGCCGACGCCGTGCCCTTTGAAACGAAACTCGCCCGGCATTGACGATGAGGTCTTAGCGGATTGGAAAAAGACGATATCGCCCGGGTTAAAGTTTTTCTTTTCGGTTGGGTCTATCCATTTTGGTTTTTGCATTTTTGCCCCTGAAAGCGGCGGACCCTAAAAGACCACTCTTAAGTTTTTGAAAATAGGACCCGCCGCCCCCATTTCCCCAACGCATTTGCACCTACCGAAAATCGGGGACGCTATCGTCGTCATCGTCCTCGTCGTCAACTTCAACGGGTTTGAAAACTTGCTCAACGGGCTTTTTCCCGCCGAAAGATTTTCCGTCTTTAAGTTTTTGAACGTGGTCTAAGATAAAACCCACACCTTGCTTTCCCATGTATTCCCAAACGTAGGCAAAAATGTAAGCCCGGGCAAAGCACCCCGGGTAAAGTTCCGCTGGATCTACTATCGGATTCATGTCCTTATCGACGACCGAAGGCCTTTGGTCGGCAGAGGTTACGGCCTTCATTACCCAATGCCCTTTGTAACCGTCTTTGTCGCGAAACTTCGGATCGTCGCCGTCGGTGACGGGGCTTTCCAATTCTGGCCAGTCCTCTTTATTGGGGCCGAATTCGGCAATCTTGGCGTTTTTGATGATCTCTTTGATAGAGCGGGGCTGACCGTCCGGGGAATGCCCGGTCAAATCGGCATTCTTGGGGAAAAGCATCGTTATCGAAAATTTCGGTTTATCCGTCGGTTTCGGCGCT